AAACTCTGAACCTTTTCGATACCAGTAAATACCACAAGTTGCTATATTTGAAATAGGATTCTTTTCTTGTAGTTCTGTGATTATACCACGAGAATTGACTCGAACAAATGACCATTTAGGATGGACCGCATTAAAAGTAAACACAATTCCGTCTGCAGCAGTTAAAGATTTTAGTAGTTTAAAGTTTTCTGCAGAATACTCAAGAACCTGATCGGAATTAGCAATCAGCAATTCTTCATCGTCGTTTATAAGTTCTTTGGCAAGCAAAGCAGTACAAGCTGCTCCTTCGGTCAGGCCGTCAACTTCTACTATCTTAAACTTACCATTAGTAATTCTATCTAATGTGGTTTTTAAACCGCTATACTTTTGTAGATGTTCTTTGCGAACTAAGAAAATGTAAGTGGCATCAAAATCAAGATTTTCAACAACCACTTGAATCATTGGTTTGCCATCAACATCAATCAAAGGTTTTGGAAAAGTGTACCCTTCTTTGGCAAATCGACTACCTTCTCCTGCCATTGGAATTAATATTTTCATTCTGGCCTCTTATAACTGCTGTGTACGTATACGTCATCTTGGCGATTGATGCAGCCCATTAAATTATAACCAAACTTACTTAAATATTCTCTGCTAATTCTAGCTCTTTCTAATCCGCCTTCTCGGTACTCATCTACTTCAAAGGTTATAATATTAAATTTATATTTGTTCAGTGGTAGCTTTGCAAGGCACTTCATAGTAATATCAGGTGGTTCAAGATCTAAAGACAGATAATCGATTGTTTCTGGCATGTTGTTTTCTTGAAATACCTTTTCATAATCTAAAGCCAAAGCATCTGTTACCATATGTTTTGTTTGTGGTCTGTGTGATCTCCAAGTTTCACCACCATTATCTCTCATGTCTTGAATATCAATACCAATTCCTCTCCAATTAAAAGTTGCTTCAAAAACAAAAGTATTGCTGATACTCATTGGCATTGCACAACCAATATCAACAAATGTTCCGTTATATTTTACACCAAGAAAATCAAGAACTGCTCGGTCTTGTCCTATTTCACTCTTAAAATTTAAATGACTGATATACTTGTCTAAATTTTGCATAATTTAATCATCCTAAAAAGATTTTGTTATTGTATCTATATTAACTTCACTAGTATTTTTCACAACTAAAAGATGTTTTGCAACAGATGCCACTGCTGCTTGTATTCCTTTTTCCGAATCTTCCACACATAAAACGTTTAATGGATTTGTATCCAATAACTGAATTGCGCGATTATAACATTCGGGGTGTGGCTTGTTTTTTGATACGTCTTCGTTTGTTATTACAATATCCATATACTGTAATTGCCCGGTGGCTCTAAGCATTTCCTCTGCAGTTTCTCTTATTGAATTTGTAACACATGCTATTTTTATATTTTGCTGTTTTAAAAACTCGTGAAGTTTTACTTTTTCTTCCATAATTTTAGCATTAGATCTTATTGTTTCTAATGTAAAATCTTGTTTTAGTCTATTAATTTTTTTGGCTTCTTCTCCGATTATTCCTAACATTTCTAGCTTGACATGAGTAGGCAATCCATTGAAAGAAGCAAGATGGGCATCTCTACTTATACAAGCGTGTCCTAAAGCCTGTAATGCCTTATTAAGGGCTTCGTAATGCCAATCGCAAGCGTCTACCAATACTCCATCTAAATCAAATAATACGGCTTCTATCATACTCATCCCCTATATCCATCATTCATTGACAGCCAAAGATAAAGTGCTTCTTTAGAAACATCAGCGGGAACACCCTCCATAAGAATTTGCATCCAATCTAAACCATACTTTTGTTGAAATCCTTCATGCATATTCTTTCTGGCTAGTTGAATAAATTGATTTCCATCCATTATTTGTTTTGTTTTTTCTTTATTTTTATATGAAGTAAACGGATCGTGAAAAATACCAACTTTGTCTGAGATATACGTTTTAAATCCATTATTGTGAAGCTGGTATGGCATATCATAATCCAAACCCCAACCATAGAAAAATCTATTGTCTAAAAAATCTTCTCCACACGCATCCCATGCTTTTGCGGAAATCATTGGGCATATGATTTCACAGAAACTTTCTTTACGAACTCCCCCATCGGTTACCTTACCTAATCTAGTGTGCGGTGGATATATGTTGGATTGATACGGTGCAATTTGGCCGCAATCCGGCAAAGCTTTCATATCATGATATAAGGTACTAATAATATCAGAATCATCAATAAACTTGGCATCATTCACAAAAAGCATATACGCATCGTATTTTTTTCCGGTCTTGTATTTTAATACTGAGTCTGCATACGATTTTAATAGATTGAACCCCCGGGTCATTCTACAACCATCAGAAACCCATAAGGTAATATACTTTGAAAAATTACCAATAGAAGAACCGGTTTCTATCACGTGAAGATCATAATCTACCCCCTTGGTTCTCTTTACTATTCCTTCGCAAAGAGCATCGGTTAATTCTGGATAATTATGACTAACAACCAATACACACACTTTACTCATACCATTCTCCTACATGATCTGTAAATGTTTTTTTAAACAGTTCGTTCCAATTTATTCCATACTGATTATTTAATACCGAATACATTTCTCTAAAAGCAGAACTGTAATACTGTTTTCTGTCTTTGAATTTACAATCAAAGCCATTATCATATGTAGACGAAGTATTATGCATCACTATTAAATCGTGATTTATCCCTACTTGCATTTCATTTTTTCTTGCCAGATACGAGGTCTCTTGATCTATTCCCCAACCCAAAAATAAATTGTGATTGAATGCACCACCCACAGCTTCTAAACAGCGTTTAGAAAACATTGGGCAAACAAAATCGTATTCCACTACAATCTTTACTCCAGATTGTTTTTTATTTTTGATATCATAGGACACCCTAACATTTTGATCCATGGAAGGATGTAATATTCCTATGTTTGGATATTTGCTCATTCTTTGTAGCATGTTTTCTAGTGGATCAGTATCAGACACAAAATAACAATCATTTGTGAAGAACCAAAAATAATTGTAATCTTGACCCGATTCTTTTGCGAGCTTTATGATTTCATTGAACCCTCTAGTCATTCTGCAGTTCTTTTGGCCCCGATTAGTTGTATACTTTGAAATTTTATCTGGAGAAGAACCGTTATCGTAAACCATTAAATCGTAAGGGATGTTTATACGCAATTTAAGATTTTCAACCAAACGATCAGTTAATTCTGGATTATTATAACTCAATATTGCAATTAAAGTTTTCATCATTATTCGCCGTAAAGATTAATACAATATTGTTTTTCTGATTCTAATAATCCACTGTCTTTGTTTTGCATTTGATTATCATGCACACGATTAGCAATTAAAGGATCTTGGATTATTATTGGGGTACCATGTTTAATATATAAACGTTTATACATTTCGCAATCAATCAGTAAAGCAAGATTTTCATCAAAATACTCTTTATTTCTCATAGTTAAAACACTCGGAGAACTAATAGTGTTAGCTCCGTGGTGAATTTTATCCTGATAATATGGTATTAGTCTGTCATAAAGCATATGGATAGATTTTGCATGTCCACATCCACTAAGTAACCATTGTTTATCTTCATTTACATAAAATGCTTTTACAATTTTTGTTAAAGCACTGTCGTCTATAAAAAAATCATCAGCGCACATTGTTTTTATTAAATCACCAGTGCAGTGTTTGATTGCATTGTTTATATTTGGACCTATTTTTCTATCAAGGTGTTTTGAGTCCAAATACACAATATTCATCATTTCAGCGTACACGCCAACTAGCTTTTTAGTTTTATCGTCAATACTTTGATCACTAATAACAACTTCATAATTAGAATAGTCTTGTTTTTTTATGCTGTTTAGTAATTCAGAAATAAACAACCACCCTAATCCGTGGCATTCATATGCTGGTATGGCTATAGAAATTTTCATTTATTATTGTTGTATTTTTTTATTTTCGTATTCTGCGCTCTTATTCGGATCAATATCTGGATGAGGATTCCAATCTGATAATGGTTTATCTTTTAAATAACGAACAACTGAATACGGATTTAATTTATATTTCCATTTTGATTGACATCTCATACCCCACTCCACATCTTCTCCCATGCCCCATATTAAATTATTATTTAAAGGATTTTGTGACATGAAATTCTTTTTTGCACACCAATACGCGCCATTAATGTACATTTGATTTGTTTTAGAATTATCACTGTAATCTAAAAATTTAAGTGGTCGATGCTGTGTAAACCAGTCTCTGTGTCTAAGACCATTTTTCATTCTAACTGGATTCATACAAACATCCCAGTCGTAACCAAACTGCTCGTAACCATCATACCAGCCTTCGCATAAACCAATATAATCATGCAAAAAACATACATTATCAAATTTAGAATTTTGTATTATAAAATTCTTTTTAGCTGTTATCCAACCAGGTCTGATGCTCTCATCAAAAATATAATAATTAATATCGATATCGTTTGTCAATAAAGACTTAACATTGTCAGAATAAGGACCAACAAGTATAATTTCAAATTTTTCTTTTTTTAAATTATTTTGATTTTTTATAGATTTTATTATTCCATCTATAAACTCATCATTATAAAAACAAATACCAAAAGTCCACATAAAATATCCTCACATATTAAATTTAACACCATCAATCATAACAAAAGATTCATTATCGCCTTTATCGTGAATTTCGCTGGTGTGTGCTATTTCGTTATTTAATTCCACCTGTAAATAATTTGTTGTTAAAAACGCGTTCATTCCACCAAATACTGCTTGACCTATTGGTGGTTTTTGCACACACCTTAAAATATAATTATCTGCTGGAAGCATAAATCCCAAATCGTTTATTGGTTTTAATAATTTTTCAGCACCAGATTTAGTTAAAATATAACCAGTAGTTCCTTCTGCAATTTCCCAGAATGAGGATTGTTGTGTTGCTACTATTTCTATTTTATTAGTTAAATGAGAAAATATTCTTTTTCCATTAACAAAATTTGGAGAATTTCTTTGGCAAAATATTAAATCTATACCATCTAATGGTTGGTTTTCAATAAAATATTTTAAAGTGTTTCCATCAAATAAAGGTTTACCATCATCCTCCAGAATAAGATAAGCGTCTGCATCGTCTGTTGAGAGTTGTTTCCAAAGGCAATAATGACTTATTAAACAACCTATTTCTCCTATTTTAAACCAACCCCTTCCTCTGAAGGAATCGCTACTGGAAACATCAAGATTTAAAGGAAATTTAAAATCTTTAAAATAAAAAGTCTTATCTTCTCTTTTTATAGAATCCCTATCTGCTGCATCAAAAAAAGAAAAATCTATATTTTTTGTTTTTAAATATTCTTCTACTGTTTTTCTTCTGTCAGAAGTAATCCTACTGATTACTTTTGTTTTAATTTTTTGTAATTTCATTAATTAAACTCTCATATAAAAAATCATCAGCCAGCTTCATTTTTTGTAATGCTGCTAAATTATCATTAGCTGCTTGTATTTTATTTAGATACAATTCTCGTGTTAGTGTATTTAAAATTTTAAATTCTCTTTCGAGTTCTAGGAATATAATTCCTTCTTTGTTAAAAGTGTTTGGTATATTTTTTGTGCCCAAATAAATTGGAATAGTACCAACAGCAAAACAGTCTGTTAGTTTTTCTGTCCAATAAGAATCGTATTGGCCATTCTCTATTACTATACTAAACATATAATCCTTTAAACCATCTATTTTTGTGTTCCATGGATTGTGTGGATCTATTACTGTTCTTGGTGTTCCGTGAGCACCGCCAAAAACATCAAATCCCAAATCTAAAGCAAGTCTTGCTATTTGGTGTCTATACACATGTCCTTCTGTCATTTTTTTAGGCGAACAAAACATAGAACATAATTTTGATTTAGGATACATGTTCCAATCTTGTTTTTTAATCCACGGATAATTACTTCCATTCGGACAATACACAAAATTTGAATTTAAATTCAAAAGAGTTTGATCACATGTAAATATTTTATTATAATAATCATCAAATAATAATTTATAATTATTAATTAAAAAATCATAAACGTTTGGAATGATAAATCGAGATTCACATACCCATCCAAATCGTTTTATTTTAGAAGTATTAATATCTGGTTGCATTAACAACCCCCGATCGATATGAACTTCGTAATCTCCGGGTTCTAGAGACCAATCAAAATTTGCTGGTTTTAAATTTGAACAAGAAGAATAATTTATATCAAAAGGAGCACCAATACCTCTTATCTTGTGCCGGGGCATTGCCATGCTATTAATTCCTCGTTCATTCCAAGATCTTTTAGTGCTTGTTTCTTGGAATCCACATCAGCCAATCCCATTACAATAAATGAATTTTCATTTTCTTGACCAGGCCAAGCACAATATTCTGGTCCTATAAATTTCATGTAAAATCCTTCTTTTTGATAAAAAGTATGCAAAAGACCAATAAGCGTTTCGTGGTCAAACCATTTACCAGTATTTGCCATCTGATTTGATATCTGCATCCAATGTTGTAAAAATTCTAATACTTTAGAATTGAATGCAAGATAGATTGGTGAAGCTTTTGCCGCATGTAACTTATTAGCAGAACAAGATACTACAAGATCTGTGCTATTATTAGCAAAATGATCAAATACGTCTAATCCTTTTCTAACATCAGAATCGATGTCTAACCAAACAACAGGTTTTTGTTTTTCTACTAACATTCTATAAATGAATGAAGGTTTACTTAAACAATTCTTTTGATATGTTCCTTGAGACGGCTTGTCTCTAATATCAAAAGGAATATTTAAACTGCTTAATTGAAAAGCTAATCTTTTAGCATGATCACTGTAATAAGTTTTGCCGTCTATATCACTAAAAAAAGAAATCACTTCAGTTTGCATAATTAAGAGTTTCCTATATGGTATTTAGGCACCAGTTGCCATTCTTTCTTTTCTTTATGAGGAATAATTTTTAGTTGAGCCAAAGAAATAATTGGTTCTTTGTACTCGTCTGGATCCACAGCTTCTACTAGTCCCCATTCCACCAGAAGCTTTACAATCATGTTACGACGGCCAAGATCTGTATCGTCTATATCTGTTTCTAAACCGTCTAGATCAAGCATTTCTTTAAAATGCATGATAGCGTATCTACCACGTTTGTGGAGGATATGACAACTTTGATACAACTTTTTTTCTTTCTTAGACGACACACCCATTCGGGTAAGAGTCTCTTTTACCTTGAGAAAATCGTCTTTAGATTTTAGTTTGATTTCAACTCCAAGGCCATCAAAAATATCTTCGGGTTCCATTATATTCCGCTTTCATTAAAAAATTCAGTAATACGGAATTATTTAGGATTTTTAGTATTTGTGCCGCCTTGGTCTAAAATGGAAAAAATTTCATCCCAATCTTCTTGTTTGATCAGGTCTACTACCTGTTTGGCCTTGGTGTGAGAGTATCCGTATAGGGTCTTTAAAGCGTCTATACGGTCATTAGACTCGTCCTTGATCCACTTGCTGAATCTCTTACGTGGTCGAACCGATATACGCAAAAAGTCAAACTGCATCTTTTTATCCAAGCCAGACAAACGATTCATCTCATTGGCTAAAAAGATAGTGTCTGAAAAGTAAGAAAGACCTCGGTTGGCAAGAAATGGAATATATTCTCGTTCGCAACCGGGATCTTCGTCCATCAAAGAAACCTTGGTTTGATTTATGGAATTTAAGAAGTCAAACGGCTTCATTCTTTAAATCCACAATTCATCATTAGTTCCACCATGAATGCACACAGATTGATCTCTTGATCCGCCACAAACGCTGTCTTGTACTGGTATTCACCAATGATAACCACCGCTTGAGGGATGCTAGCAGGCTCTAGGAACTCGTATAAGCCATCGTAGACCTTCCTAAAGATGTCTTGGGGGCTGTTGTCTAGGTTGTTGGCTATCCACTTACGGATCTCTGTAAAGTTCTTGGTCTTCAAGAACCCCATGAGTTCCTTAACGTTCAGTTCACCAGCAGTACTTAAAATTCCAATATCAATAGTACCGGCAGCAGAGTATCGCTGAAGTTCATTTAGGGTTCGCCTAAAATCCGGAAAATACTTAACCACAACCTTGGACAACACCTTGTTATCATAGTCGATACCTTCTTCTTCCAGAATGCCTTGGCAGCGTTCTAGGAATTGTTTGGCTAGTTCTGGGCGTTCCTTGGTTGGAAAGTTAAAATCAATAACCGTACAACGAGAATGGATTGGTTCAATAATCCGATTCTTGTAATTACAAGTCAGAATAAAGCGACAAGTCTTGGCAAACTCCTCAATGGCTCCACGAAGGGCTGGCTGGATACTTTGAGCATTAGAGTAATCAAACTCGTCTAGGATTACAATCTTTTGCTTGGCATCCTCTGATAAAGAAACCGTGCTGGCAAACTGTCGGATCTTGGTTCGCAGAGTATCAATATTACCGTCTTCCGAACAGTTGATCAGAATATAGTCTGCTCCCAGTTGAGTACAAAGAGCACGAGCAACCGTGGTCTTACCCATACCCGGCTTGCCTGCTAGCAGTAGATTAGGACACTCCCCGGATTCAACAATACTGTTAAAAGTATCCTTGAGGCTCTTGGGCAGAACACAATCATCAATGATTGCTGGACGATACTTTTCTACCAGCAGACCAACTGAATTGTTTGATGTTAGCATTTTATTCCTTATAAGTGCTGGTTGCGTCCATAGCAACCCAGTAAGTCAGAGAACGACTAGCGTGAGTAAACTGACCAATCACATTCTTGGACAGGGCCACATGATAATCGCCATCAAACATCTTCATGTTCTCTAACTTGAAGTTGAACGAGAAGTCTGCTTGATCCTTGTTGTCTCCAACACGAATAGAGAATACGTTGCAGGTTGGATCCTTGAGATCCTTAACTACTGCAAGCACAGCATCGTCATCAGATACGAAGCACAGATCTGGATTTTGTAGAACTGCACCTGCACGAGACAGTTCGCGGAAATCATCACTGGTCAGGTCAAACTCAACCACGGCATCAATCTTCTTGATGCTCTTGGTTGGATAAGACAGCAGCTTGGGATCTGAATAAAAATACTTAACCTTGGAACCACTTGCTCCAGTAATAGTCATGTACTTGTCATCAAAAATAAACTCTGGATCTTGAAACAGTGAAACCACGCCAAGCAGCTTATTGAGATCCCAAATACCAAACTCGGTATCAAAAGATTCCTCGACCTCAACTTCCGCCATGATATTCTTGGTGGGAGACATAGTTGTGATCTTTGATCCGGGCTTTACGTAGAGATTGGAATTAATACCACTGAAATTCTTAAGAATATTCAGTGTGTCCTTAGAAATTGTTGTTGTCGCTTTAGTCATAATATAGAGTTCCTTTTATTGTTCAAATCGTTCAAAATTTTCAAAATCACCATCATCGGATGAGTGACCGTGCTTTAAGTCGTTCAGCCATTGTTGTTGATTTGGCTTGCGTGGACGCTTCTTTCGCTTTTGCTTTCGTTCTTTTTGTTCACGCTTCCAACGCTCGTATTCGGATTCGGGTTCAGGAGTATACATCAAAATTCCTCTAGATGTGGCATAAGAGTCTTAAGTTTATGGTCCATAAAATATTGGAGCAGCTTTTCTCTGCCCTTTCCTTGTTGTGATTGATACGTTTCTAGAATCTTGTCTTGAAGATCTTGTGGAATATTATTCATGTCAATAAGAGTACTGTTCCGGATGTATTTAGGATCCTCAAAAAATGAAGAATTTTCAGAATCTTTCTTTAGTTGATCGATCCTCTTTTGAGTCATTCGGACCTGTCGCTTACCGTCCGTAACAAAAGTATCATCGTCACTAAGCATATTAGGCACACCATCACTTGAATCACCTCCAATAATATGTTCAAAAAGAACCCCACGAGGATCTTCACACTTTAAAAATTTCTTGGTGGTTGGACTGTACTGCTGTACGTTTGGAAAAATTTGTAGTTGCTGAAAGTCTTTATCATTAGAAATGATAAGGATATTTTCAGATTGGCAGTACGTCTTGGTTAGCACGTAAATAATATCGTCTGCTTCTGCTCCCTGTAGACGAATACTGGGATACGGAAACACTTCTGCTACTTCATTACGAATCTTGTCCAGCACGGCAAAAGCAGCCTTCCATTCGTCCTTCTTGGCTTCCTGTTGCTTACGGCGATTTTGCTTATAGTACGGAAAGTACTTGCGTCGCCAATAGTCAGTACCGTCACTGCAAATAACCAGTTCTCCGTACTTACGAAAATCGGTTCGATACTTGCGATAAGTGTTTAATACGGTATGACGAATATAATCCTCGTTAAGAGGTTCGCCATCTTTAGAAGCCTGAAAAATATTGGCTAAGATAATTTGATTGTTGTCAATAAGTAACATAATATGAGTATAACACGGATTACACAAAAGTCAAAAGATTTGTACCCATTGTTCGCTAGTTGCATCAACAATATATTTGTACAATATTCCGGTATCTGGATTAAACCATTCATCTCCCTGAACAACTCGTGTTGGAGGAATCTCTGAATTATAAAAAGTTACAGTAGTTCCAGATCGTTCTCCCGTTAGTGGTTCCCAGCCAGAATTTTTATGTTCTGGTGATTTGCAGAGATCTGGTGTACGACTGGCAATGTATGCTTCTCCATTTTTATAAACAATATCGCCTTCAGCGTATTGAATACAATTACCAGAACCGTCTGTTACTTTAAATATACTTTTAAAACTAGTCATTTAAAATATCCTTGAATTCCTCTAAAGTAGTTATGATTGTTTTAATTTTACGCTTACCAAGGAATGAAAACGCTTCCTTTAAATCCGGATCTCCCTTATATGCCTGCTTGAGTTCCTTGATATACGGATCTAGATTCTTTGCCAGTTTCTTAAAATGCACATGCTTGATGCCTTGTAGAACCAGCCAGTCAGCATGATCCACATTCTTAAGTTCGTCGGATTCAGCAAGTTCAAACAGCTCATCAATTCGACTTTCCAAAACAGACATGTATTCTTTAGTCTTGTTTTGAATACGTTCTTGGACATTAACCTTTTCTTTATCGGTGTTGTCTACGTGTGGTCTAGTCTGACCCAACATAATGATGTCTTTAACTTTAGAACGTACCATTTCAATCGTTCGAGGATCTAACTTGGCTCCCAGAGTCATAATGCGGCATCGGCTACCAACCTGAATAAACTCTAAAGCATTAATATCGCATGCCATTGCGTACTTGATATCCTTCTTGGAGTATTCGTTTTTCATCATCCAATCGATAGTCCAAGGCTTGCATAGATTATTTTCGCACGAATAACTATACCAGTTAAGAGCTTTCAACACTCGGGAATCGTGTTCTTCCGGAGTCAGTTTATCTGCATCCTTCCATGTGGGTTCGTCACCCATAATTAAAGAATCAACAGAATCACCACGACCAATACGACGAGTTTTCTTCTTTTTCTTTTTCATCTGTATCCATATTTTTTAAGTTCTTTTTTGTACCACTCAAAAAATTCTGTTTCTTCTTTTTTCTTTTTGTTTTCTTCTTTTTTTATTCTGGCTTCCCATAACTTGGGATTTTTAAGATAAGCATCAGGGACTCTAAATTTATGTGGAGACCCTTGATACGGTATTTTTCGTTTATCTTCTTTTCTCATACAATACGACTAAAGTTCTTTTTCTTATCGAATTGAAAAACATTATTAAATCTATCTAGCAGTTGATCCGTTTTATGGCTGATCACATAAACGTTTGCTTTGGACCCAAAACTAGATAGAAGTTTCATCAGCTCATCCACTCCACCACTGTCCAAACTGGAATCAAATACTTCATCCAGAATAAGCAGATTAGTATTGACACTGTTCTTCAACTTTGCGATCTCTCGCCATGTCAGAAGCAGTGCCAGATCGATCCTCATCTTCTCGCCTTCACTAAACGACTCGTAACAGAACTCATCACGATGGCGACTCTTAATGACTTCATTAAACTCCTCGTCTAGATGGAAGTTTGCGTAGAAGTCCATGCTGTTCAAATACTTGTTCACGTACTTATTAATTAACGGAATATAGTATTTTACAATTTTTGCTTTAATACCACTGTCCTTGAACAGAAATACCAGTTTATCATAAGAACGAAGTGTGTCAAGAGCTTTCTGTTTCTTTTTTAGTAATTCGCTTTGTTTGGTTAAAAGTTCGGACAGTTTATCTTGATTTTCTTGAATCTTGGATTGAGTATCAGCAGTTTCCACAACAGCTAACATCTCTTCATCTAGCCTTTGATTTAATTTAATCAAAGACTCTACAGTTTGTTCTTTTGAAGACGATTTAATGATTAGATCGTTTAATTTATTCTGAACACTTATCATCTTGTTCAGATTATTTTTGGACATATTGATTGCTTCTTTTATTCGGCTCAGACTATTCTTATGTTCTTCGGCTTTTTCTGTCTTCTCAGCAATCACATGTTCTTTATGTTCTTTGCTAATGGTCTGTTTACATGTTGGGCAACTTTGACTCTTTTCAAAGAACTTGATGTCTTCTTGTACGCCTTCAAGAGTACTTTCCAGTTTAAACAACACGATCTGTTGTTTCTTGAGTTCGGCATTTATTTGGTCTCCTGGTTCTAATTCAGTTTCCAGGATCTTCATTGCGCTTTGAAGTTGTTTAATTTCTTTTGAAATACTCTTTATAGTTTCTGTATTTTCTTCCAAAGTGCGCTTGCGGTCTGCAACACGATCTGAGGTGTTCTTTTGGTAAGATTCTAAGATCTCTTTGGTGGCAGACACCTTTTCGTTTACAAGCACTAGTTCAGACTCAATAGCCTGCATTACTCCTTTGGCAGTACCAATTTTGGTTTTTAGTACGCCATTCATTTCAGAGAAGATACCGATATCCAAAATATTTTCAATGACTTGACGGCGATCAGCAGGAGTTAACTGCATGAATGGAATGAATGAAGACGAACCAAGAACCACAACCTGAGAAAACGTTTTGTGGTTCATACTTATAATCTGTTCTTCTAAGATGTTTTGATAATCTTTACTTTTAGCGTCTTCATTTAAAAGCTCACCATCTTTAAATATCTTAAACATCTTTGGAGCAAGACCACGAACAATCTTATATTCTGTCTTTCCAACAGTGAATTCCAGTTCAACAACACAATTCTTTTTATTGATGCTATTGACTAGTTGTGGAATATTCATGTTTCGGAATGGCTTTCCGAACAACGCAAAAGAAATAGAATCAAGAAATGCAAACGATTTGCCGTTGCCGTTTGAACCACACACCAAAGTGGTTGCGTTCTTGCCTAGTTCTATTTCAGTAAATGTGTTACCGAAAGAACCAAAATTCTTAAAACGAACAGTCTTAAAATTAATCAATCTAGACTCTCCATATAAAGTTCACGAACAATATTCTTCAGTTCTTCTTTGTTTTCTGCTTCCATACCGTCAATCTCTTTATTGATTAAGCTTAGTGTGTCTTCAGAAATATCCACTTCACCTTCTTCACGAACACGATCACTCAGATCTTCAATGATACTAACACTGGCAGGTTCTGCTGCGTAAAGACTGTCCAAGAACTGATCAAACTTGGTTTCGCTTTTCTTTTCGTACACCAAAACCTTGACGTAAGTTCCCTTGTATCGTGCAGGATCAAATCCTTCAATCAGCGTTCCGTTTCTCCACTCCACATTATGAAACATCTTCATAGGATTTTGAATGAACTGCAATTCTCGGGTTTCTGTGTCTAAAACGTGAAATCCCTTTACCTCATTAGTATCGATACTAGTCATCTGATATTGAGTACCAAGATAATGAACATTACCTTTAGAACTCTTGCTGTGAAAATGCCCAGACAGCACCATATCAAATTTTTCTAAAAACTTGTCACTCATGCCTTCATTAAATTTTATTCCGGGCATAACTTCATAACCACTGAGTTCTAAGTGGCCTGCCAAAATGGTTGCTTTACTGTCCTTGATTGTTTTTAAAAACTGTTCTTTGTTTTCTTCATTCAACCAAGGAACCATTAGTATGGTTGCACCATTAAAACATACTTCTGTTGGTTCTTCGTAAAGATGGAACGATGTATGGCATTCTCCCAGCACTTCTTTGGGTGAATTTAAACGATTTGTGTTTTTATAAAACACATCATGATTACCAAGAATACAGTGCAGTTCTACCCCATTAGTTTCAAACCACTGCACAAATCGCTTTTTAGTGTGATGTAGTGTATTAAAATTAATAAACTTTCTACGATCAAACAGATCACCAAGATGAAGTACTTTAGTGATACCATGTTCCTTGAGATAAGGAAAAAACTGTTCTTCAAAGAACTTTAAAAAATGATTTAAGAATAGGGGAGAATCACCTCTGGCCCCAAAGTGCGTATCACCAATAACTGCAATTTTCATGATTTATTTTTACTACGCTTCTTGCGTTTCTTTGGTTCATACTTTTCAATATCTCGTTCAGAAATATTAAAATGTTCTGTTAATGCTTCACGTTCATTAGATTTATCAAAGTAATTTTCTTTAAACCACTTGTGAAGTGTACCATCATTCATCTCTTCTGTCAATCTAAATTTTATATAAGCTTGCTTTTTTTCTCTTTCTATTCGACGGAGAAACGCATAATAGATTATTTGAGTAAAATAAGAAAATGGATTTTTGGATTTGCGTGGATTAAAATTGTGTGCGTACATTAAACAATTTTCAATTCCATCTCCAATCATTTCATCCTTATACGGATAATTCATAAAATTGGATTTTGAACATAATCGTTCTGCGATCTTTAAGAAGCAACTTCCGATATATTCGGAAACCGGGGGCTTATCGTCTCCACTGTCTTCAGCTTCTCTTATTTCTTTTTTCCACTTAATCATTTCTAGTAGAAATTGTTTATTGTCTACGTAATGATCGTTATTTAATTGTTTTTCTAATTTCTTTTCTATTGTTTTATCTGTTTTTATTTTTAATTTATCTTTTTTAGGTTTTCCACTTGACATGCTATAAATTTCCTGATATAATATATTGTCTGAGTAAAAAAGGAATATTAGTTACTTGTAGTCCTCAGAAGACGGATCAGCATTCCAATCCGTCCACTCATTACCCAAATTTTTATTTTCCTTCTTGTCACCGGTGAATTTGTTAGGGTTCATGCCCTCACCATTTTCATCGGTTATTTCATTAATCATTTCACCAAAATCTTTTCGATCAAGTATTCCTGAGCGAAGAAGTTCAACGATAACTTCGGGAGAAAAGACCATGTTCATGAATATCATTTTATCATCAAAACGAGGTTTTGCAAGATCTTTTAAGCTAGATTCATTTTCAACAGGATCGTTTAAATTAGTCATCATATCCTCTAATTTCTTCTGAAGATTGTCTAAAAAGCTATCAGATTGATCCTTTATTTCAGGTAAATTTGGAGGAGGTAAAAGTGGTTCTTTCCGTTTTGCTTTCACACCATTAAAACGAAAATCTTCTTTAATCTTTTCTGCATCGTATAAATTACTTGCTTCTTTTGTTGGTTCTAAAATTGCATTTACCGTATCTGGTGAAATGAGTGTTTTTACTTCAGATGAAAGAATCAACCAATTTTTTAACATAAAGATTTCTCGCATGCCTCCGAATAAATCAGAAGAAACCATACTCTTAAAAACCATGGGTCGGTGAAGACGAAGTTGGCCGTCTTTAGTTTTACGAACGTCTGCAATAATTTCTTCACCCGATTTCATTTTGAGTATCTTGTATGTTTTTCTCATTGGACTCCTTTGGTAACTGAATAGAAATTAACTTGTACGGAAATCTCTCATTAGTATATATTTTTAGTCTGGCACCAAGATGGTTCATTCCGTGATTAGTGTAGCTCTTGTAACGCAGATCGTCTGCAATATCAAATAATTTCATTTGTTGTTTAGTATCACTTCTTCGCAATCCACGACCAATAGACTGTAAAACACGAATTATAGATTTAGATGGAGAAGCAAAAACTACGTTGTGAATATTTTTAATATTGATACCAGTACTACAAGTTCCGTAAGAAGCTAACAATATCGAATCTGATCCTTTATCTACCGCTTTACGAATTTGTTCGCGTTCGTCTACTTCAGTTTGACCGTGAATAAAGTAAACCGGTTTTGTGGAATCTTTTTGTAGTATTTCGTGTAATGGCTTTCCTTGCAGTTCCACAAAGTTAAAAAGAACTAAAGTATTGCCTGTCAGCTTACTACACAGGTTTTTAATAAATTGATTGCGTCTGGAATTACTTACAACCCAACGAATCTCGTCCACGTAAGTCATCTTTTTTGTTGTTTGAATGTCTTCTGGAGAGTACTGAAGTTGTAAGCAATCAATATTAATTTGTGAAAGTAAGTCTTGATCAATTAATTTTTTGGTTGTGGTTGTGTGGTATGTTGGTCCAAACAATCCTTCAATAACCAGTTTGTGGGTTTGTGTGCCGTCCAAAGTACCGGTTGTACCTATACGGTATTTGGTTTTTTTAGCTTTGCTCATGATGGACGCAAGAGATTTGGCTTTGAATAAATGGCACTCGTCCCCAAACACTCCCATAAAATCGTCAAAGTAGGTGAACGGCTGATTGTAAATACTTTGCCAAGTAGAAATAATTATTCGTTTGGTGGAAGTTTTATCTTTTCCAGACATTACTGTATGGATGTTTCGATCTGCCTTCCACGAGTCTTGTTTAGAATAATCCCGAAAATCTGCCAACATCTGAGCAACCAGACTGGTGGTTGGAACAATTATGAGTAGCTTTCCTGTTGGGTTCTTATCTAACATCCAACGGCACAGTAGGTAGATCATCATGGACTTACCAGAGCCTGTAGGAGACACTAGGAGGGCTCTGGATCGATTCAGAGCGTGTTGGACGGCCTCTACCTGGTAATCGTAAGGTTGGATGGGTTTACCGCCTGCACTGAGTGGCAAACTTTGAATGAATTGCTTGACTTCTTCTGGCTTCGGGGTATCGTATGGAACCGGAACATGCTCCCAAGTATACCCACGATCTTTGGCAAACTTAATTACAAGGTCTGTGAGACCTGCGTAAATAGTCTGGGTGTACAGATTAAAAAGACGAATTTTTCCATCCCAAAGACGCTTTTTAAAAGCTGGGGTGTATTGAAAATTTGGAACAGTAAACGTAAAATAACCGTTTAGTTCTCTGGCTAAAGAACGATCACACTCGACCTTTAAATCGACAGCATCAGGTTGTGTGATACGTATATCTGCCAATCAAACTCCTTGGGTAAACTTCAACCAGTCAATCATGGCTCTGATTTGCCATTGACGATTTTGTACAATTTTAATTACACTCTCCAGATAATTAACTTTTTCTTCCTGAAAGTTAACCTTTTCAGAAGCCTTGATGTAGTCTGCATCCGATTCAATCATATCATCGGCTTCAGTCTTTAAAATATTTAATTCAAACGGCTCCCAACCAAACTGAGTCAACTCTTCTTGACTCATTCGACCAGTATAGTAAAGCCATTTATTTCTACGAAGAACAGACAGCTCATTGTTCATTCGTTTTAGCTTTAACTTTTCATCCATAAACATTACCAAATATTTGTTGTGAAGTTGAGGAGTTCTGGAAGACTCTACATCAAGAGCAGTTTGATCAATATCCAGATCCTTTTTAATCATTATTTTTAATTCATCTAGGTTCATAATATTATTATACACCAAAATTACGGAGTTTCAAGTCGTTCTATAGTATATCCTGTGTGTGCAAACTTAACTGTGGCAATTGCTTCGGTAGAAACTGGAGCGTTTACCACAAAATTAATTCCACTTACGTATTGTGGAAATACGTGTTTAAAGTGTACTTTAATTTTAGGTTGATACGAACTGTTTGTAATTAACAGAGTTGCGTCTGTTGTTTTGATCAATTGACCGGGTGTATCAGAATAATACGGCAAAGTATTAGAATCATCATAATAGTTACCAGCAGTAGCAATCCAATTTTGAAGTTCTATCCAATTGTTTAAATTTTCGTCTACACGAAAAGTTAATTCTAAATCCTCAAAACGAAAAGCTCCGGTTGGAACTTTAACTGGATGGCCTAAAGTTGTTGGCTGATCCACAACACCAAATCCAATACCTGGTAGATTTGCACTTTGGCAAAAGTAAACCAAGTTGGGAACTCGATCCATTACAAATTGAAAATAATTTATTAGTAATGGATTACTGGCGTCATTACATGCTGATGTCATATTAATATTTATGTAAACGAAAAGGGCTCCCTTTTTAGGGGGAGCCCTTAGCGTTAGTTTTAGTTAAGGTTTAGATCAGAGACCGAAACCAGTGTTACCGTGGAGATTGCTTACCTTGAAGATACGGTAGTATTGGTTACCAATTGTTGCGTTGCCGAGAGTATTAATGTCGGTAACGTCAGCGAATGGGTTAGCAACCATGCCGTAACGAGTCTTGAAGCCAATCTTGGGTTGGAAAGTAGCGGTATCAACAGCTCTTACCATTTGTAGCGGAACGTATGGGCAGTAGAATACGCCAGCGTCGTATGGGCTTGCGCCACGATAGCCTACTAGAGCGAAGTCTGAGCCTAATTGAGCGTATGGATCAATATAGACCTTGAACTTGCCGTTTAGGACACCAGCAAAGGTGTTGCCGGTGTCGTCAACTTCTAGTTGGGTTTGTAGAGCTGGGGTGAGGTTTAGGAAGCCACCCATGGCGAGAGCCGAAGCTACGTCGCTTGAGCAAACTACGAAGTTACCCTTGCCACGGCGAGTTTCCTTGGCGATGGTGTTGGCTTCGCGCTCGATTTGGAACATGAGACCACGGAAGCGTTCTGCACTCCAACGACCGTCAGAGTCGGTGTTCAGATCGTAGGTACCAGCAGTGGTGATGTCCTTTTGGGTAGCACCAGTCTTGGCAGTACGGTATAGAGTGTAGATTAGCTCGCGGTTGATTTCGTTGAGAATTTCGGTGCTAAGAATGTTAGCAAGTTCGCTCTCAGCGTCAAGACCGTGAACAGCCTTGAGATCTTGTGCTAGCTCAGTGGTGTACTCAGCCTTTAGAGCACGAGTCTTGGCTTCTACAGCTAGACGTTCAATGGTGAATGCCATTTCATTGAAAGTCTTAGCAGTTCCGCCTTCGCCTAAAGCTTCACTTGATGAAGTTAGTAGACCACGGAAAGCGTTCATGTCGAAGGTTGTGCCGCGAATTGATCTGGCATCACCACCGGTTGTGCCGACTGGATCAATACCGCCTGCAGCAGCAGTTGAAGCACCAGCAGAGGTGTTACCTGAACCACCGAATTGAGCCCAAGCTTCTTGGAAGAGAGCTTCAGCACCTACGCCGTTAGCACCACCACCTGGGGTACCTAGAGGACCTTGCTTGGTGTAGCGTGAACGCATGGCGAAGATTAGGCCGGTTGGTGCACTCATTGGTTGAACGCCAGCTAGATCGTAAGCCATGAGGTTTGGCATGCTACGACGAACTAGGCTGATTAGAATTGGGTCGTAACCTGCGATACCGCCTGAAGCGACGCCTACTTGACCGGTAGCTGGGTTACCGTTCATAAAGTTGACAGGAGCTTCGGTGAGGTATTGTTCACGAAGAGCCTTCTCTTGGTTTTCTAGTAGTTGGGCAGTGACCTTCTTCTTGTACGAATCTTGAATCTCTGGAATAGCCTCGTGATTTAGTAGAGGGTTCCATTTTTCTACGAGTGTATCGTAGGGGGTTGTGTTGTTAAAGTCCATTGACATTTTAAGTTTCTCCTTGATTTAAAGTTATTTATATTTTAGTAAGTTTTGGCTTGACGTGACAGTGCATTCACATATACAGACATTGGGCCTTCAGATGCTACTGCAACGTTGCTTTGTTCTGTAAGTGTTTCCATTTCTTGGGCAGCTACGGGTGCGGCCTTAAGATAATTTTCCTTGAGAATAGTGAGCTTGTTTTGGAAATCTTCTGGGCTGTTGAATTCTACGCTTTCAGCTAGAGAAGCAAGTCTCTCAGCGTCTACTTGAGATAGATCAGCAACAGTTTCTAGGAAGATGGCGCGAGCACGACCAGCAGCAATCTCTTTGTTGAGATCTACATTAGCCTTGATTTGCTCGTTTAGTGCGTCTTCTAGTTGGCTGTTTTCGTTGAACAGATCTTCTAGAATGTCATGCTTCTTTTCTGGAACTTCGATGTAGTGGGTTTCAAACAGACTCTTTAGGCCACCGATAAAGCTTTCAGCGATCTCGGTACGAATACCGGACTCTACAGCAAGCTTGTTCTCCTTGACCCATTCTTCCACCACGTAGCTTAGGTACTCGTCTAGACGGGTAGCTAGTTCGTTTACAGTCTTGCTGACTTCTTCTTCAATGATAGCAGCACTCTCACGAAGAACTTGCTCGCGGATAGCGGTTGTTCTCTCGTTGATGACGGCTTCAAATACTACGGTTGCCTTGTTCATGAACTCTTCGGATAGATTCTCTCCACCGAATAGAGCGTTTAGATGCTCTTGAACATTATCTGGAATAATATCTTGACCAGCATGTTCAGTGTCTGGTACGTCTACACCAGAAGTGGTGGCCTGGGCGTTAGCCTTGTCTTTCGTTTCATGCTTTAGTTTGCTGGCATCACCTGCAAATTGTGAACCACCTGGACGAAGGCTCATTTGATTACGTTGAGCGAGTCCTTCCATAGAACTGGTGTCTAGTGTACCAAGGAAAGCACCCTTTCCAGTGGTGTCAAAAGTGCCTTTACCGGTTGTGTCGTGAACTACAGGTCGTTGTTGTTGTGTCTTTTTCATTTTATTTTTTCCTAATACTTGTTTATTTATAATTTACTAAGTTTTAACGTTTTTATTTCATTCTTCCCAATGAACGAGGATCATACAAAGCAGCAGTCATTAGTTTAGCTGGTTCTTCTGTGGTTGCATTGGCCCACTGTTGGGCTAAATTAGCACCTGCAACAAAAGGTTGAGCTAATACCGAACCACCTGGTAAGTTTCCAATAGTTCCAGCAAGCATGCCTGCTGCATTAGCTGCGGTTTGTAGTGGATTTATTCCACCAATAGCAGCTTTATAGTATTTCATACGATCTTCAATACCTTGGTTAGAAAATCCTAGACCACCTAATCTACCTGTTGTTGCTGCTGTTACTTCTTTTGGAGGAGTGCCCATTAAAGCAGATGCAGTTGCCGCTTTACTAACATATCCAAGTTGTCCAGCTACATTTTTAACTTTATCCCATGCGGTATTGCCAAGGGGATCTGGAAGAGTGATACCACCAGTATGTGTTTGATTGATTCCACCACCGGCTCCCATGCCACCGCCACTACCGGCACCACCACCGGCTCCGCTGGCTTGTTCTAATAAACTCTTAAGAGTTCCTGGTTTAAATTTTAAATTATACTGATTCATTTTGGTTATTTTAATTTGTTTAGGAAGTCTTCAAACAATCTGATACCTTTAGACTCTAGTTGTCTAGCAGACGCTCTGGAAAGTTCTCGGTGGTATTCTTTAATTTGACGTTCAACTAACATGCCGTTATCCCAGATCCATTCTTTGCCTTCCATGATGCCGTTTACAAACGCATTAGGAGCTGAAGGATCTGCAACAATGTCTACAGCGGAAAGCATGAAGTCAGGTTGAACTTCGTTGTATCCGTTTTTGGCTTTTAATGAACCCATACCACGAGTTGAAACTCCAAGACGAGCACCTTCATTGATAAGATTTTTAACAATCTCACCCATGGGAGTACTCATTACTTTAGCTTTACCGTAAACGTCTGAACCATCACATTTAAACTCTTTAATAATGATAGCAACTCGATCCAGATTTACTGTAGGGCCTGCTGGATGGTTTAATTCACCAAAAGCACGGCTATTATTTACAAACTCTTTGGTGTAACGATTAACTTCATTTAACAGAATGTGCTTTGGGTACATTCTTTTGTTTCGATTGAGGGTATCAGCTTGCATGAAAGTACCTTCAATGAAATAATTTTTGCCACCGTCAGCAGCTGCTTCGGTTAAAAACTCTACTTGTTCAACTGTCTCGGTTATTAGTTTCATTGATTTCAGTCTTTCTTTTCTTCTGAATCTTCGTCAACTTCTTCTGAGTCCTGATCTGCTTCCTCGTCTTCTTCTTTTTCGGACCCACCTTCTTCTTCTTCCTCAGATTGCTCCTCGTCCTCGGCTTCATCATCGTCTTCTCCTTCAATAGCCTTACCGATAGCGTCACGACGGTTCTTTAGGTACTTGTCAGTGCTGTCAACTTTGCCGTCGTTGTTAACGTCTTCGTCTTCTTTGCCGACAGGATCTAATGCTTCAAAAATGCTGGGAGCAAATTCTTCAAACTTTCTTTCTAAAGCATCAGCGAGTTTTTGATTTAATTGGTTATTGAGAACTTCTTTGGCTTGTGCCAGATTCTCATTAACAACTAAATTTATGAATGATTGTAGGTTTTGACTGTTTTCCATAATTTTCCTTACTTTTTATTTTGAGCTTTTGCTAATTTCAAGATTCTGTTGAAGGATTCTTGAGATTCTGAGAGTAATTTTACCATTCGTTCTTTGTTATCATTATTTAGACTTTCGTGTAGTTTACCTACCATTTCTCGTTCCACTGGGCTTAGAATACCAATATTTCCGTCTCTTAGTTTATAAGCACTTTCTGGTAAGAATTTTACAAAAACTGGAGTTGGTTTTAGTGTGGAAACGACAGCTGGTGGTGCTACCTGTTCCGCACTCTCTAATAATTTACCGGTTTCAATACGATAAATTTCTTCCATGATAACAGAAGCTCGATGTTGTAATTCTTCTTGCAGAATTGCTTTAAATTTGTCTGCATGGCCTCTAAGAATCATGGTTACCAACTTTTCTGGGATGCTCATTGTGGTGCTTCCTCTTCTGGAGCTTGTTCTTCTTCTGGCGATTCACCAGACATCATTTGTTGATACGCCTGCATCTCTTGGGCTTCTAATTGTTTTTGCATTTCTCTGTTTATTTGAGCATCAATTTCTAAAATTTCTTCTTCAGACTGCTTTAAGAAATTCTTTCTGATGTATTCACCAGAGAAGAATCTACCAATGTAAGGAGTTACTGCAGCAATAATGTCTAATCGTTCTCTCAAGATATCATTATTTTTTAATTCAGTAAAGTAAGAATCGTTATTGAATTTGAAAGTAATGTCTTGATTGATTCTGTTCCAGTCTTCCTCACTCATAATTCCCTTAAGGATCACTTGAGTTTTTAGAATGTCTAAGAATATGGTGCAGAAACGGTGGCGTAGACGATCAATAAATTTATTAAATCTGACTTCATCTCGGGTGATTTCAGCAGATCGACCCATGTTGAAACCACTTTCGCCCATCATTCTGGAAAGTGGAACGCCTAATGCTCTGAACAGTTTTTGTTGCAGGTACAGAACGTCTTCCATCTGACCAAGGTTTTGGCCACCGTCTAGAGTGCTGATTTCTGTGCCACGCCCACCTTCACGGCGAGGCATCCAAAAATCTTCAAGCATGCTCATATGGTTACGCTCATCACGAATTTGACCGGTAGCAGGATCGTATTGAATCTTGTTACGGTATCGATTCATCAATTCACGTAGATACTGTTCAGCTTTTTGCTTTGGTAGATTACCAACGTCCACATAGAAAATACGACGTTCTGGTGCACGAGAAATTCGGTAGATGGCAACAGCGTCTTCAATTTGTCTTAGCAGATTTAAAGGACGAACAGCTTTTTGTAGGTAACCAACAACGCGCTTGGTTGCTGAATCAATAATACCAGAGTGAGCGTAAGCAACCGTATCTGGTGCTATCTTCCAACCAGTACCTGATGTTGGAAATGCTGCATCTTTATCTGTGTCGGTGTAAACGTAATACTCTTGAATACTCTTGACTGGAGAAAATGGCCCAATTCCTCCGTAATATCCTTTATCCTTTTCAATCTTTCTGATCTTTTTAATCTTTACTGGATCAATAGGAATCAGTTCAAGAATACCTTTTCGTAGATCGTTTTTATCTACTTTCTTATAATAAAAAATCTTGGAGTCAATATACCACCGACGAAAAATGTCGCCAGCTCGATTTGAAAAGTCTAATAGTTTTAGTATATGATTAAACTCAGAGTACATCTTTGTTTTGATGGTGTCTGATAGATTTACGTGATCTAAATTTAATTTTACTGGTTTTCTGTCTTGATCTAAAACTACAGCTTCGTTCACAATATCTTCAATAGCAGCATCCACTTCTGGATAAAGAGCCATTGAACGATAGTGTTGAACCATCTGATTTTCATCACGAATTGCACCAGAGAAATCAACGTATGTACCAAAAACACCACCGGTTTCTAGCACATAAGAACCATCATAAGAATCGGGAGTGATTACATCACGATTCTCGACAGTTTCTTGTTGTTTCTTTTTGCCTATACTAAAACCAAATAGTTCTAATTCCATATAAATTCACCTATTAAATAAATGTCGTACTTCTAGTAGTAAAATCAAATTTTAAGTGGCTGAACACCATAGTTACAGCAAATGTTGATAACACATTATCTTGACTCATATCCAACTCAACAGGACCAACAGCAACCGGCCAACAATTCCACAATTCAAACTTTCTTATTGTGTTGGCTCCATTAGTATCTAGTTGCTCTATAGTCCACGCTGGAGTTGTTTTTCCTAATACATTTGATCCACCAGCAAAATGTTGGCTTGGATCTGTATTATTAGCAGCTTCATATGTTGAAATGTTGTTTGCGTGGCTGTTTATTCTTTCGTGCCATTCATGAAATGCTCGATATAATGATATTTTATCTTTTGATTTATCTGATATTTTATTGTCATCAATTATCACTATATTCCAAGGTTGATATATTCTATCTCCTGGATAATTTACGGTTCTTCCTCTAAAATTTATAGGAATAACACCTAATTGTGATGTCGGTAGAGAAGCAGCTCTAACATGAAAATCAGTAATATCAGTGTTTAAAGAAGGCGAATTAAAAGTAGTGCTTCCAACACGCAGCCCATCACCATTAATAGTTGGAATACTGCCTGTTACTTTAAATCTATTAATTCGGTGTCCACCACCAAACCCGTTGATAAAATCTGTTATTGAATGGCTAGGCATTTATTTTTCCTTAACCTGTGAATGCTTCAGAGGTATTTGTGTTGATAATTGTAATGACTAATGTTTCTGCTGTGTTGTACGGATTAATATAAACATCAATTACTAATTTATTATCTGCAATAGTAGCAGCAGTATTGTTTGTTTCATCACAAACTATTCGGTAATCAGAAATTCCATTTCCTGTTTTTACTCCTTCTAAAACAGGACTTAAAGCGGCCACAACTCGTTGTCTGGTTCTTGTATCATTGATTTCAAATAAGAATGTTTGTGCAACCGATGTTAGTTGCTTTCTTAAATATGCAACCAATAAAATGCCATTTATCTTGGTCAAATAACCAGAACCTGTAAATGAAGTATTATTGCCCATCAAGAAAGTGCCTTCTCCTGGGAACACTGTTACGGGATTTACGTCTCCCGCATTCAGATAAGACACATCAGTTTCACTGAAGTTTTGTTGCATTGCAACAACGCCTAAAATACGGCCTCTAGTTTTTCCTGCTGGAGAAGTCCAAATATTTACGTCTCTGGCACATCTTGCCACACAACCAGCAACATCTGGGCTTAAATCTGCTTCTAAAATATTAACTGTTGTGCCAACACCTGCAGTAAATTTCTTTCTACCAGCAACATACACAACATTTTCGCTGGTAAAAGTAACACCAAAGTCTGCTTGTTGATTTGCGTATGTTGTGGTTAATGGAATGCCTGTAATTCTTTTGTAGTTACCAACAATGGCTACACAATCTTTTCTAGTCATTGCGGCATTCACGGCAGCACCAGCAGAGAAAGTATTTCCAGCTTCAAAAACAACATCAATTCTAGCAAGAGATTTATTGTGTATTGGGGTGTTTGTAATACCTAAAACGCCGGTTGCGTTGTAATAATCACCGGTAGAACCAGTTGCTCCTATGAAACAAATACCACCGTATTGTAAATAATTGTGTACCGACCACCACTCGCCAGCCCAAGAACCGGTAGGACCAGACAAACCTACATTTCTAGAGTAAAGACGGCTAAACCATTCATTAACACTAGATACACCCATTAAACCAATTTCTGTTTCGGAAGTTCCATTAGTTCCGGTTGTGCCGAATAAATTGACTAAACCATTGAAAGAAACAACGCCTGCAACTAAAGGAGAAGGTCCTTCACCGGTAATAGTAGAAGTAAAATTGTTGGTTTGTGTGGTAAATACTGACATTTTTTCTCCTAAAATATTTTTACTTTTCGTATTTATTTATATTTTTGGAGAGTTAAGCCTTAATCCAGTTGTCTTGGTCGTCAGACGGCTTATTTTCTATGATTGGGTCTTCATCCATACCTGAAATAAACCCAAAACTAAACCAGTCGTCTTCTTCTATTTTTTTAATTTCACCTTCAAATAACTCTTTTCTGATGTCAATATTGGTAATTTCTTTAAAATACGGTTGTTTAGTAACCCAAGAAAATAAAACTAAACACATAACTAAATCGTCTGTATGCCCATCATCCGCTGAAAAACTGTTCCACTTTGCAATAAACGACAGCAGTTCTTTTATTGTTTCTTCGTCTTGAATTAATAGCTTGTCTTGTTCTATCAGGCTCTTCAGTATGGAACATCCTAATTTTTTAACAACAGCAGTAGTTCTAACACCTAATAAGGTTTCGCCTTTACCAAACCCACCGTTAAGTACCATGCCACTTCTACCTTTATTCATGCTGGTCAGTAGATTATCGTATTCTAGATCGTAATGCAAAATGTCTGCAACCTGTCCACCAATATCATTTACTTCTACCAGCATGTATGCAGTGTTGTATTTTCTACCCAACGCAGCCAATATGGTTGGGTAAAGCATGGGCGATATTATGTTATTTCTGTATTTTGCTACTATTCGATACGGAGCCTCAGTGATATCAAACACAACAGCAGCACTGTAATCTTTACCCTGACCTCTAGACGTATCTACAGTTATAACATAGGCCCTGTTTTGTTTTGGTTCTTCATAAACAGTAAGACCTTCACTTGTTTTAGTTTGTGGAGACTTTGATACCAGAGTGTGAAGTTTAGCGGTAGAAATGAGTGTGTTGGACGATCCAATAAAATCACAATCGTATTCGCTCTTAAACTTTTGTTCACCACCAGAACCACCACCCAACTGTTTGATGGTTCTTTCTTTCCATTTTTGATCACGAAGAGGACCACCCGGATACAAAGGAACTTGGCTCCAATGCACTTCCACTGGAACGTATTCGTTCTTACCTTCTTCTCCGGTCTTTCTAGACGCTCCCTGCCACAGGTTGTAAAACATGTTTAAACCGTTTGGGGTCGATACTATGATAACTTTAGTGGTTTGACCGGATGTAATAGTTGGATATACCGAGCTGAAAAACTCATCCGCAATATTGGCTGGAACGTGAGCAAACTCGTCCATGAAGATTACGTTATACGAACCACCACGGACAGCAGAAGCAGAGGTGGCAGAAGCCAGTACACGAGATCCATTTTCTAACTGAATAGAAGTCTTGTTCCACTCGACAACGCCGTGTTGAAGCCATTTTGGAAGATACTCGTAAGCTTCTTTCAACCGCTTCATAATTTCCATAGCAGTCTTCATCTTGTTGGCAAGAATTGCTATATTTACGTTTTGATTGAATATAAGATAATGAACCATCCACGCAACTGTGGTTGTGGTTTTACCGGTCTGTCGAGGCAGCTTGGCAATAACAAAGCGATTATCTTGGATTGTTCTAACAATATCTTCCTGATAATCATACAACCCAAAAGACTCAAGACCTTTATCGGTGGTTACAATCTTGATGTATTTTTTAATAAAATACACCGGATCATTAGCACACTTGATATACTCTTCAACTTGTTCTTTGGTAAATTCAATGGTAACACCAATCTCTTTCAGATTAGGATTACCAAGATAACCTGACTTCTTTTTATACCCCATCGTCTAAAAATTTCTGGCTGTCTAGAGCCTTGTTTCTGCTGCGGTCTTTGTTTATTAAATCTTGCAGCTCACTAGTGGAACCAACGTAAATTGAATTGTTGGTGGTGTGGTTAACTTTAATTTCTTCTTTTTTGATTGCTTTAGACTTTTGATATAGATCAATCAAATCTTTATTCATCTCCGAGACCGTCTTTAATAACTGTCCAAGAACTTCATACGCTCTTGGTGAATCACCAGCCTTTGCAACTTTAAGGATCTCATCCACTGCACAAGAACCGTTATCAATAAGTCCTTTGATGTTGTCTCGAACATAATTAAAGTCTACATCTAAACTAGTGCCAGCTATACTAGTTTCAGGCTTTATTATTTTTATAGGTTCGGGCGCATTAAACTCTATTCCTAGAGTTTTTGATATAATATCAGTAGGTTCCATATAATTATTTATCCAGTTAAACCAAACGAATCATAAGTTATTCCTGATATATTAAAATTCAAAGCTTGATAATTGACAGTATCAATTACAGGAATATTACTCTTAATTTCGCCGTAAACGTACGATTTTGCAATAAATTGATAAGAACTAACAATAAACCGTCTTGTGCTAAAATCGCCTTCATATTCTTGTGTTAGTGTAGTTGTGTTTAAAGAAATTGGAATTTTTACTCCCTGTTGCATAGAATTCATATTTAAAGAAATTACAAATGCATATTCGCGAATTAATAAAGAAAAAGAATTTCAAACCAAATTTGGTACGTCAGAATCATATAATTTTATGGATGAAGACATGAAAAATGAAGATTGGCGATCT